GACCTTACTTTAGGTTATTATAACTCTGTTGATGCTGGGGCTGTTATGGCGGCTCTGACTAAAAAGTATGTGTACCTTGTACAAGGTACTGCAACAAACGCCGCTTATTTAGCAGGTAAGATTTGGATTCGTATTACTGGCATGAATGTTGATTATGCTAATGGCTGACGGTTTAGGTAGGGAGTAAACTATGTCTTCTGATATTCAATCTACATTTATAACCGCCGCCGCTGTGGACGCTGACGGTATATCAGTTGCTGCTTCTGTAGGTAATAACGCTAATTTAGTTCTAGGAGGCGCTCTTGCTTCTGGCGGTGCGGTTACGTTTGACGAGCCTAGAAATGTTACTATCCTTAGTGCAGGGAATGATTCTAGTAAATCTTTTACAGTGACTGGTACTGATGAAACAGGCACTGCTGTAACTGAATCTATTACTGGGGCTAACGACGATACAGCAACAGGGTCTACTTTCTTTACTACTGTAACTCAAATAGCAGCCGTAGGTAATCCTGCAGGTGACGTAAGTGCCGGTTCTGGTGCGTCTATTGCTGCTCCTATCTTTAGAGGTAGGCTACGGCTTCGTGGATTGTACGCAGTAAATACTGGCACAGCAGGTACAATTACGTTTAGAGAAGGTTCTGGTACAGGTGGGATACGGATGCAGTTTAATACCGTAGCCTCTGCAAATACTACACAGTACCCAGACGTTCCTGATGATGGCATATTGTTTGTTGATGGTGGATATGTAACGTATTCTGTAGCTGGTCTATCGTCCATGACGGTATTTTATGTAGGATAGTTCTATGCGGGCATACTATAAATCTGGGGGTAACGTACGTAAACCCGATAATATGCCCGCAAGGAATAAGAAGAACTTTCGCTCTACTAAGTCTGGTGCAGGTATGACTAGGGCTGGAGTAGCGGCGTATCGCCGTAAGAACCCCGGTAGTACCTTAAAAACCGCCGTTACAGGTAAAGTAAAACCCGGAAGTAAATCTGCTAATAGGCGTAAGTCTTATTGCGCTCGTAGTGCTGGGCAAATGAAGAAGTTTCCTAAAGCAGCTAAAAATCCTAATAGTCGTCTTAGACAAGCTAGAAAACGGTGGAAATGTTAGATGCGTAAAAAAATTAGTGCTAGACAGAAAGCTACGTTAAAGAAACATTCTAAACATCATACCGCTAAACATATGACGAATATGAAGAAGTCTATGCGTAAAGGTAGTTCGTTCACCGCGTCTCACAAAAAAGCCATGAAAAAAGTAGGGAAATAGTATTATGAAAAACAAAAAACTACAAAAAACATTATTTGGGGGCAACCCAAGAAGGTTTGGGGCTGTTACTAAAAAAGAAGAAAATGAATACTATGCGGCTGAAAAAGAAAAGAAAGAAACGGCGGCTGCTAAAAAAAAGTACGTTGAAAAAAGATATAAAGAAGAAAAACTAGGAACAAGAAACCTTGACGCTCCTGTTACAGGAAAATCGTTTCCTGCTGCTTATAAAAAATATAAGGCAGAACGTGACGCTGAAAATGGTAAGATGAAAGGCGGTAAAATTATGAAGAAAAAAATGATGGGTTATAAAGCTGGTGGCCTTCAGATGGTTGAGAAAGATGGTAAGAAAGTTCCGTTCTACGCCGCAGATGGTAAAGGCAAAATGATGATGGGCGGCAAAGTCATGGGCTATAAAGAAGGTAAGACGGTTAAGAAAAAGTCCAAAGTAAAAGCTAAACGTGGAAGCAGGTTTAATTCTAGTAAAGAATTAGGAGCTGGTTTTGACCAACGTCTACCTTCAGCACTTGTAGAAGAAGAGTTTAAAAAAGGTATTATGGGAAAATATTCCCCTCGTGCAGCTATACAGGGAGCAATCTCAAGCGGTATAGATTTGTTTAGATCTAAAGAAGGTAAACGTGGATCTCGTCTAGCTAAAGAGGTTGCAAAGAAGAAAGCCGGTAAGATGGCCGGTGGTATGATGAAGAAGAAGATGATGGGTGGCGGTAAAGTCATGGGGTACAAAAAAGGCGGTATGCCTCGTGGTTGTGGTGTAGCTACCAGACAACGCCCCGCTAAAATGGTAGTTATGAAGGGTTCCTGATGTGGCTAAAGATGCTTGTTATCGTAAGGTAAAGTCTCGCTACAGAGTTTTCCCGAGCGCATATGCTTCAGGAGCTATTGCAAAATGTCGAAAAGTTGGTGCTGCTAACTACGGAAATAGCAGTAAGAAAAAGAAGAAAGCTGCTGGAGGAACTGTAAAGTTTCGTAGCGGTGGGTTGGCTAGAAGAAAACGCGCTGTTAGGTGCGGATGAGGCTTTCATGGCAGTACGCAAGACAAAAAAGGGACTGGCATTAAAACGATGGTTCAAAGAGGATTGGAAAGATGTAAGCACTGGTAAGGCGTGTGGTCGGAAGAAAGGTGACAAGCGTGGAACTCCTTACTGCCGTCCAAGCAAACGTGTATCTTCAAAGACTCCAAAAACGTCGTCTGAAATGTCATCTTCTGAAAAGAGAAAGCGTATTAGTCAGAAAAAACGGCTCGGACAGCCAGCAGGTAAACCAAGACGCGTAGAAGCCGCTCGTCGAAAGAGGAAAAAATAAATGGCTACATCGAACACAGCCACGTTTGACATGAACTTCACAGAGATTGCTGAAGAAGCGTGGGAGCGTGCGGGCCGTGAGATGCGCTCTGGGTATGATTTACGTACTGCTCGTAGGTCTATGAATCTCCTTACTATAGAGTGGCAGAATCGTGGTATAAACTTGTGGACTATTGAAGAGAAAACTCTTTCTTTAACATCAGGTGTTTATCAATACACATTACCCGCAGACACTATTGACCTGTTAGAACAAGCTATTCGTACTAATCCCGGCAACACTTCTACACAATCAGATCTTAGTATAAGTCGTATTAGTGTTAGTACGTACGCAGCTATAGCTAACAAGTTGTCAAGTGGAAGACCTCTACAGATTTTTATAGAGAGGTTAGTTGATGCCCCTCGCATAAATGTATGGCCTGTACCTGATTCAGACGCTTACACGCTTGCATACTGGCGTATGCGCCGTATTGAAGACGCTGGTAGTGGTGTAGAAACTGCAGATATGAACTTTAGATTCTTACCTTGTTTAGTAGCAGGTTTAGCGTATTACAACGCAATGAAAGATCCTGAACTTGTTTCTAGGTTACCTATGTTAAAAATTGAATACGAAGAACAATTTGAGTTAGCCGCAGGAGAAGATAGAGACAAGACTTCTGCAAGTTTCACCCCTCGTATTATTAGGGTGTACTAATGGGTACAAAATTTGCATCCTCTAGAAGAGCTATCGCTATGTGCGATATATGTGGGTTTCAGTACAAACTTTCACAATTAAGTGTTTTAGTTCGTAAAGGCTTCTCTACAAATTTAAAAGCGTGTCCTACTTGCTTTGATCCTGACCATCCACAACTTAAATTAGGGCTGTATCCAGTGCATGACCCTCAAGCAATAAGAGATCCAAGGCCAGATACAAGTCTTGGAGAATCTGGTAATAACAGCAGTAGAGGCATACAGTGGGGGTGGAACCCTGTTGGTGCTGGTACTGACCCTTTTGGTTTAACCCCTGATGATTTAGTTGCTACTGGATCTACAGGTCAAGTTGTAGTAATTACTTCTTAGAGGTTTAATTAGAATATGAACTACACAGAATTAAAAACAAACATAGAAGACATCTGTGAGATGACTTTTACAGCAGATCAGCTTGCTATGTTTACAGACCAAGCAGAGCAGAAGATATATAACTCTGTGCAAATACCTGCATTACGTAGGAATCAAACAGGCGTATTAACACAGGATAATAAATATCTAGCTCTCCCATCAGGTTTTCTATACACGTACAGTATTGCTGTTTTAAGTAGTGCCGGTGTGTATACGTATCTTTTAAATAAAGATGTTAATTTTATACGTGAGGCTTATCCAAACCCTGCAACAACAGGTGTACCCGCGCACTATGCGCTTTTTTCTGATGCAGCTATTATACTGGGGCCAACACCTGATTCCGCGTATACAGTAGAACTTCATTACGGGTACTATCCCGCTTCTATTGTTACAGCTAGTACTACGTGGTTAGGGGATAACTTTGATTCTGCGTTGCTAAATGGCGCGTTAATTGAAGCTATTCGATTTATGAAGGGTGAGCCGGATATTATAGCTAACTATGAAAAATTATATTTACAATCTATTGGCCTGTTAAAGAATCTTGCTGATGGTAAGTTACGGGAAGATACATATCGTTCAGGCCAGTACCGGCAATCGGTGAGTTAGGAGTATATTATGGCAATAACACAGGCAATGGCGACTTCTTTTAAAGTTGCTCTTTTAGACGGTGAAATGGATTTTAGTAGTAATACAAATGATACATTTAAAATCGCTCTTTACACTTCTAGCGCTACATTAAGTGCAGCTACAACTGCTTATACTACAAGTAACGAAGTGTCTGGTACTGGGTACACAGCAGGGGGTGAGAGCCTTACTATAGCTACAGCTCCTACTGATGGAGGATCTGGAACTACTGCTTTTCTTGATTTTTCTGATGTTACGTGGAGTAGCGCAACAATTACTGCTCGGGGAGCTTTGATATATCGTAACTCCGGTTCTGGTAACCCGGCTGTAGCTGTATTAGATTTTGGAGCAGATAAAACTTCTACTGGGGGCAGTTTTGTAGTCCAGTTTCCAACTAGTAATAATAGTTCGGCTATTATACGAATAGCGTAGAGTATATTTAAGTTATGGCAAACACAGATTTAGGAGGTTGGGGAAGAGGTACTTGGGGCCAAGGTGCTTGGAATACTGCACTTCCTGTTACTGCTACAGGTCTAGCAGGAACTACAGGACTAGGTAGTGTAACTGCTATTGTTAATGTTAGTTTTGCTGTAACTGGGCTTGTAGGAACTTCAGCTATAGCAAGTGTAACTGCAGGGGGTGGAGTGGATGTAATTCCTACAGGTTTGTTTGCAACGGGTAGTATTGGTACTGTCCATGTTTGGTCTGATGTAGATACAAGCCAAACACGAAATTACGCAACTATAAGCACTTCTCAAACACCAAATTGGCAAGATGCTAGTGCATTTTAACATACACCCTGTTATATTATGGCAACAGTTATTGTAAAAGGTTAGACAGATGGCAACAACATTCACAACTCTACTTAAATTAGCCAAACCCACTCAGGGAGAGCTAGATGGATCTTGGGGTACTGTAGTAAACGATAATATAACCTCAATGATTGAGGAAGCCATCGCAGGGCGTAGTGTTATTAATACTTGGTCTACTAACTCCCACACACTCACAACAGCAAATGGTACTACAGCCGAGTCTAGAGCAGCGATGCTCAGTCTTACTGATACTAATGACCAGCTAGG